TAGTACTGTCAGATTTAGTCGTAACGGTACTATTCGTAGTCGAATCAGTTGTAATTAGATTCGGATCTATTGCTTCTTCTTGAGCAATCGCTGATGTAGCAAATAATGTTATGCCAAATAAGATGGCGGTTAATTTTGTCATAATTTAAATCCTGATAGGTATTCTTATTCATACTTATTTATAGGTTTTAAATTCTCAGTTTGCAAATAAAAAAAAGGAGCCCCGAAGGACTCCTTAAGCGTGTTGCCTGGCGGTATACACCGCTCTTTATTATTATATTATGATTCTTGTGCTAACTTAGCGAAGTAACTAAGGGTATCATCTTCAGCTTCAGCAGTTGGTGCTGCACCAGCAGGAGCTTCAGTGTATGTTGGTTCAGCCAATGTCTGAGCTACCACAGGGGCTTCAGCTACAGGACCAGCATCAACACCTAATACCTTATTAAACTTAGCTTTTAATTCAGCATAAGTCTTATAGTTTTCAGCCTTAGTGAAGTCTGCTAATGAATGAACCTTAGCATATACTTCTTCTAGCTTTTCTTCGTCTGAGTTAAACAGAGCTGATTGATTACCAAACTCCGACTTATCATAGTTTACCCAACCTTCAACTTTACGAATCTTGATCTTAAAGTCAGCACCTTCCCAGAAATCGTAAGGGTTGACAGGATCTTCATCTTGGAACTGAGGTTGCATTACATCCATAATCTTATCAAAGATCTTCTTACCAAACTTATAAAGGAATACTTTACCTTCATTTTCTGGATTAGATGGATCTGATACAACAAGAATATTTGAGACATAATGTAAACGACGCTTACGTTCGCGGGCAGTTGCTTTATCTTCATCTCGACCACTATTCCATAAGAGAGTGTTAGCTTCTGAAACAGGGTCATCCTGACCAATAGAAGTTAATGAGTTTTCGATATACCACATGCCGGTTGGTCCTTGAAAGCCATGATCCCAATAACGTGCCCATGGTAAATCTTCACCTTCCTTGGGTGGAAGGAAACGAATTACTGCATAGCCGTTACCAGCTTTATCACGTGTAGGCTTCCAAAAACGGTCATCACCGTATGATTTTGTTTCTGCTTTTGATGATACAGCTTCCGCTGCTTGAACGAGTTTATCGATAGACGAGCCACGATTAGATTTTAAATTACTTAAAGACATATTGTTTTCTCCAATGTATGTTTTGTATTTTCTGAATTATCCACTTTATTCATAATATAATGTATATTATAACACATTATCACTAGTTTGTAAAGGACTTTGTTACGATCTTTATCATCTTATCTCGGTCAATCGAAACAAATGGATCGTACTTCTGAACTTTACGAGACAGATCAGGCCACATGATTGTCTCTGTTATTTGTTTATCTGCCTTGTCCATAAACCTTGTGAGCTTATTTAGTATGACCACAGTTTCTAAACAAATTTCTTGCTGTAAGAATGCATTGATAACTACTGGGTATTCGTTATCTTTACACTCTAACATTTCATCGAATGAGTTGACCATCGATGATAATATATTTATATCACTTTTAAACTTATACGATAATGATTCGTGGACTTTAACCATATCGTTATAGTTAGTCTCTCCATCAAGACCTAGCATATCACCTACATATCCTACGTCATTAATAAAGTTTGATACATAATACTTTAATAGATCCTTGCCATAACTCTTACCGAGCTTGGCAAAGAAATACTTGTCTCTCCGTTTAAAGAAAGACTGAGGATTAACTCGAGTTTTATAATGGTACTTTACTGCATCATATCCGTCTGTTTCGAAATGAAGCTTTAGTGCATTATAAAGTTTGTATGACTCGAATGGATCCATCTTACTTAAGACATGATTCATATAATGCTTCCAAGTCTTCCATTTCGCCAGTGACTTGAGCAAGAGTTTGCTTATGGTATACGTTAGCTAACTTACGCAGATGCTTCTTATCGATACCAACCTTATCGTTTAGTTCTTCAATAGCTTCTTTGATGAAGTTCTTTTCAGACTCGATGCGAACCATAGAGTTAGATAACTCAGTCATTGCATCTTTGATGATTTTACGATCTGCGTCTGATGATGGAATAATAATTGTGCTCATGGTGTTTTCCTATAATGGTAGTTTATTGCCGGGTGTTGTTGTAATTAATTTTAATTCTGATGCTTCTACTTCTAGCTTCTGTTTAATTGAATCGGATAACAGCCGTTTGACGTTACTGTATTCCATTCCACGTTCTTCAACTATATGTGTAATAGCATCGATATAACTTAGTTTCTTTGTTGCGACTAACATTTCGACTGCTGAAGAAAATCTCTTCTTAGTCATGATCTTATAGTCTTCTAGTTCACTCAATTGATGACCCTCAGTATAATACAATCCTTATTAATACGACCAGCTGGTACACTGACCTTCGTTGTTAATCCATTAAAGACATTATCGATCTGCTTCTGTGTCTTCTTAAGAATTTGTGGCAGTATATCGCTTGGCTTACGAAGCGCACATACTCGACTTAGTTTATCATCAAAGTTCTTTAATGATGACCCTTGAACTATAAAGCCTGCATCATTATCCGTTACGAACTCTGTGAGTCTCTTCTGTTTAACATTATAGATGTATAAGACTTTAGCGCCTGGGATCTGAATAGGACTGATGGACGCTAGCTTACTATCATTATCTTCCTTAAGGTAATTAAGCTTAGCCACTTGTTTGTCTGAGGCCTTAGGTTTAGAAGCACGTGGCTTACGAACAGCTTTGTTTGCAAGTTGTGCTGCTTCGACATCAGCTAAGATTTCATCAAGTTGTTTGATTGCTTTCTTAAGGTGAGGACGTGTCCAGTTGCTATAAGCTTCCATAGAGTCTTCACAATCTTTAGCATACGCATCATTTAATTCACTGTGTATGGATGATACCTTATTAGCAAACATCTTAATTGAAGCACCTTTCACATCATGTCTTTTAATGGAAGTAAATGCATCAAACTTTGCACTAAAGTCTCGAGCAAACCAGCCTTCAATAATCGTATCATCAAATTCGTTATAGATTGTTTCCATCATTTTAGAAAACATACGAGACTGAATTGATACTACCTTAGGCTTATCTTCATCTTCGACTACTTCATCAACGATTAGTTTACCTTGTTCAATTAATTCTTTCAGATAAATCTCAATCATGAGTCGTTCAGCATCACGATAATTAAATCCTGTAAAGTGAATTGCTGTCAACTTTGATACAGGTAAGAAGCGACCATCTTTAACTTTTTTAAGATCCTTTAAGTCATCCTTGGAGAGCTTAAGATACTCTTTGGCATAACGTACTGCATAAGTCTTAAAGTCTTTAGGACTAAACTTGTAGTTAAACCAATTAGCAATATTACTCCATTCAGACCAATAAGCTTCTGGATCTGTTGGTGTAGTTGTTGCATCGTAAACTGGCATTGAACCAAGATACTGACCTTCGATTGTATTTCGATTGCCTCTACCTTTAGCGCGCTTCTTATCTAATTCTGCTGACATATATGTCTCTCCTATAATAATGAATCTATTATATCATACTTTTAAAGATTTGTAAACAATTATTTTCCGATGTGTTTGATATCACTATTAGGCACTACTTGATAAGTACCTTTATTATAAGCGATAGAAACAGTATACTTTGCTGAGATCTCTTTCTTATAAGAATCATCTTGCATAGTTTGAGTAGGTGGTGTGAGAGGAGCAGACTTATAATGAACCTGATCCTCATAGTTAGGATGCGCTGAGCGTACTTCAATTTCTTTAAAGGTACGCTTAAGCTTCTTACATTTGTTTAATGCTTTAGTCTTACGCTTACGACCTGTATGATCATATCGTAATGAATTAGTATGCATCATGAATAATCATCTCGAGATGCTTGATACGCTTCGTACATTGGAGAAGCTTTAATAAACGTATCGATATTTTTATCTGAGTAATACATGTTCTTTTCAGAGAAAGCATCAAGACTTGAAGGAGACTGATGGCCTGCTTTTTTAACAGACTTAGTGAGTGCTCGTGTATCTTTAAGAGCAATACGATCACGAAGCTTATCTTTCTTAATAACCTTCTTATGTGATTTTTTGATAAGAGCCAAACGCTGTGCTTTGGTGATGAGAGTAACCTTTGTCATAATATAATCCTACTGTATGTTAGCTAATAATATTGTTATGATATCTTCATTGGTATCCCACCACGGTACCATTTGACTAGAAATGAACTCAGCAGCTTCATCAATTTCGTCAAAGTTACTATCAATACCGTTGACCGCGACAGTGTAATAAGATACAACGTTTTCGGTATCGACATGGACAACTTTAAACGTAATGTTCTTTGTAAATTGAAGCATAATATAGATCCTACTGTATGTTAGCTAATAATATTGTTTTGATATCTTCCACATTCCACCTTCCATATCCGCGGATATTTTGACTAGAAATGAACTCAGCAGCTTCATCAATTTCTTCGAAGTTACTATCAATACCGTTGACCGCGACAGTGTAATAAGAT